GTACATCAGGTACTAATAGTACGTCTCAGAACACAAACACTTCTTGGAATACAACTAGAAGTACTAATACGAGTTGGAGCACAAATACAGCTTGGAATACTAGTAGAAATACTGCGTACAATACAACAGGTGCAAATAATACATCAGGTACTAACAATACAAATACATCTAGGTCTACAGGAACATCTGGTACTAATGCAACAAGTGGTACTAACAATACAAATACATCTAGAAGTACAGGTACTTCAGGAACTAATGCTACAAGTGGTACTAATACTACTAATACAGCCAGAGATACTTCAACAGCTTATGTAGATAATACAGCAGGTACTAATAATACAAATACCTCTAGAAGTACTACTACAGCTTATGTGGATAATACAGCAGGTACTAACAATACAAATACCGCTAGAAGTACTACTACAGCATACGTAGATAGCACTTCAGACGTTAATAACACGAATACGTCTAGAACTACAAGTACTGCATATGTAGATAATACGACTTGGTCTACTAATACATCAAGAAGTACGAGTTATGAAACAACATATGGAACTTCTAGATTAAGTTCTCGTGCTACAAGTACAAGTAGAGCTACTACAACAACTTTTGATACTACTATAACTACAGCAACAAGTCATGCTACTACAACTACATATGATACTATAACTACATTTGATACTATAACAAGTAAGAGTACAAGTACAGTTTACGCTACTACCTTAGGAACTTTAACAAGTAGGTCAACTGCAACTACTTCTTCTACAGGTACAAGTGCAACAACAGCTACAGATAAAGCAACAACAACAACGTATGATACTACTAAATCAACAGATACAACAGTAGCAACAACACACTCAACAACAATAGCAACAGCGACTACAACTTCGCTGTTTGAAAGAATAACCGCCAGCTCAGCAGGTACCATATTTGATACTGAAGTCGCAAGCTCCACAGACTATGGATTATCTTATTGGGATGGCTCAACGTGGACTAATGCATAATGGTAGAACATAGAGATAAAGTAATAGACGTTAACTATGTAAATAACAAAATGGAAAGCATGTTATCAGCCATGTTCGACACTCTCGGAGAGACAGAAGAACGACTGAAAAATATGGAAATGGAAATATTTAATTTAAAGAAAGAGCTTAGAAATGGCAGAGAAACAGAGGCCGATTAGAGGAAGACTTAAAAATTCTTTACCACCTCTTTCGATAAATGAACAAGTAGGAGATGTTCCTACTCACTATATGAAATCGGGTAGTAGTATGAGACCTAAGGCTCAGTTAGATGAGTTGAAGATTTTTAGAGAAAGAATTCTACCAAAGTGGCATAGAGGTTTACGACTCGAATATGATCTCTGGTTTAATACTAATGAGATTCATACAATAAGGGCATGGTTATATACAGACTTTATGGGAAACGGACTTTTATTTAAAGTAAATTCTGTTAAAATAAATGATAAAATATTTAAGTCAATCGTTGATTCAGACATAAAAATAGACGAAGAAAGAATTGATAAAATAATAAATAATTTTAGAGATAAATATTTACTTAAAGATAATGAAACTTATCATGATAAAGTAATATTTCCACCAGGTACTAACTTGTTAACTAAAGAAGGGAAAGATATGCAAGTTATAGACTGGGGACGAGTACGTAGATGTATAGAAGATGGCTTTGTTATAAAACCTCATCCTATAACCACAAATTTATTTGTGGCAAAGTTTAAAAAAGACTACGGTAAGGATAGGGTTTTAGATAAAAAAGTTAGCGGAATGGATTTATTATTAAAAGCTAAAGAAGTAGCTTGTTCTCCTAATAGTGAAACAGGACTAATAGCACTTCTTCTAGATAAAGGATTACGACTTATTTCTACTCCAAAAATAGCGAGAGAAAAAAGTCATTTAACATACGAAAGTATTTATGCTACGATAGCAGATCAGAAGAACCAATCTTCTAAAGATGCACTTAGTAAAATTCTTTCAAGCAAAAGATCGGGCATCATCTTTGATTTTGATGAAGATGCCGAGGAAAGAGTAGAACGTTATTTTGATAACTTCTGGGATTACAAGATAAAATTATGACACCACAAATTGAATTAGTAGTAATTTACGAACAAGTGTACGGAATGTTCACTTTGGCGTCCTTATTGGACAAAAAAGATGATAACTTTCGTCTACATTTATTTATACGACCTTCTGTCTGGGACAAAAGGGTTGTAGAATTTGCATTGGCTAATTTTAATAAGGTAAATATTTATCAAATGCCTCAGATGGGCAGAAAAGATATGCAAGCTAGAGCAGTTCTTCAATTAAAAGAACATTGGAAAGATAAGTCACCTGGCTTAGGAAAAAGAGTAATAGTTACAAGTGGTAATCGATTATTTTTAACAGCTCTAGATGAAGGACAAATACCACCAGAAAAATACTTTGATAATAAAGTATCAATTCTTTGTAGAACACATAAATGGATAACCCACACTCATTTCAGAAGATATTATAATCTGTTAGGTTTGGACTCTAGAAGGGACGACCTTGATAAAAAAGTATTTATGCTAAATTGGGAAGCTTTTTGTAAGATAGGTACTAATGATACTTTCTTCAGTGGAGGAACAGTAACACCTGTTCCGTTTGATGGCTATATGGATGCAGAGGTACCTTTACCTCCTTTAGCAGAAATAGACCAATATGTTTTAAGTGCTTATAATCCAACTTTCTTTTCAGCACTTCTTAAAAATAATCATGTTTATACTCCATTATACATTAATGGTAAAGACGACCAGTTATTAAGACATGAAGCAGTCGGACCAAAAGACGCATTTAATTATAACTTAATGTTAAGAAAGAGTTGGTCTATAGAAATGCCTAGGTCTGTTCTTAATTGTCCTTATCATGTTCTTCCTACTATATATCAATTAGCAGTACCGTTTGACCAATGGTCAAGTTTAATAGATAAGATTCCTCTTAATTTGCGCAATGCAAGTTTGAATGAGGTATTGTTAATAAAATCAGATAACCAGAAAAGGTATCTTAGAAAGGTTGTAGAAGCAGGTTACCAACTAGGTAAGATGGGATAATTATCTCGTAGAAACAACACTAATTGCTTCTTCCTTTAAATCGGAAAGCATAATCCATTTAATAACCCCATTTCTAGATAAATCAAGAGCAAAATTTCTTTCCGTTTTTGCACTATGGGGAAGTTTACTTATAGTATTAGTAGGCATGTGCCAACTAGAAGGCTTTGCTTCTCCTACTTTAAAATTTAATTTTTTAGCAAAGAAGTCAAATCCTATAATAGTTAAACTCTTCCAAACCATCATTTTTCTTGTAAAGTAAAGTAGTGCCATAAATCCTTGAGAAGGACGGGGACTCCATTTATCTTTATTTTTATATCCAAATTCTTTAAAGACTTCTTTTAATTCTTCATCTGAAAACATTTCAATATATTCATAATTAAAAAAATGATGTTCCGTATTACTATCTAAATCTATCCTGCAACGATTAATTAATGGAATTGCTTTTGGAAAGTTAGGTCTACAATTTTTTCTTAAAAACCCCGATACCCATATATCAGTTCTTGCTCCTATTGCATGTTCGTTTTCTTTAGTGGGCATACCCCTTCCAAAACGTACTATAGCATCATAACTATCAATTGTATTTCCATAGTCATACTGAAGAATCTCCACAGAGTTTCCTACTAGTAAAATATTCTTATTCTCTATAAGTTGTTGTAAATTAATTTCCATTCTTCTGCATAAGGGACGTCTTCATAGCTTATCAACCACGGTCCGCCGTCTGTAAAGTGTACTGCTTTTGGGTTTCTGATATTATAATAACCTACTAACGTGTTATAAGTAACGGGTAAATCCCCTATTTCATTATCATTCTTTAACCACTTAAATCCATGTAAATCACTTGCATCTGCATGATTAACTGATTCCATAGTTAAGTTCTTTGCTTTATTGCAGTTTATATACATTAGACTAGACCAGTACTTTTTAGCGTACGGTCTGTTTACTTTGTCATGCATTTTGCTATGTTCACTCTCTATAAGCTGCGCGTGCTTCACTACATGAACTGAATACTTTTTTTCTTTAAAGGAACAAATTTCTTGGGGGTCTGACCTCCACAAGAAATCACTATCACAAAAAAGTGCATACCCTGTATAATCACATAGATATGGCACTAAAAATCTAGTGAAGGCGAAGTCTGTTGACTCCCCTTCTACAGGTCTATGGTACCCCTTCTGTACCATTTCTTCTTTAATAAGCGGTCTAATATCGTGTCCTGCATTATAACGCTCTATTGAGGCTTTACACACCTCATACTGTTCGGGGTACTTAGTTTCGTATCCTATAAATATTCTCATTCGGTATCGTGAGAGTTTCCTTCTGTAGCCTCTTTTTCTTCGTTTAATTGGTTTCCCAATTCATTTATATATGATTGTCGTCCAGTAGAGAGAATAGCCATTAAATCTTGTAATCTGGTTATTTCTGCATCTGCTCTTTGACAATGATGTACTATTTGTAACTGCTCTTTGGATAAGGTACTTAATTCATGGATAACTCCATCAATAGTAACAGTTTGTCCTTCTATGTGTTCTTGTTCACTCATTTGAAAATGTCCTGCCAATTTCCTTTTGTACTACTTTTAGCATACTCTGTAGCACGGTTTTCAAAAAAGTTGGTATGCTCAACTGCGTTTACTTGTATGTCAATCCAAGGTAATGGGTTAACTTTTGCATGAAAGATATTCTTTAATCCAAGTCCTAATAATCTGCGACCCCCAATATAGCGAATATATTCTTTAACATCTTCTGATGTCAAATCGGGAATTTTCGCGTTTTCAAAACAAACATCTATAAATCGATCTTCTAATTCAACAACGCGTTCCGCTGCACAATATATCTCATACTTCAGGCGGTCTGTCCATATTTCTGGATTTTCTTTGCAAAATGTGCGAAAGAGTTGAGACATGCTCTCAACATGGAGGGATTCATCTCTAATACTCCAAGTCACTATCTGTCCCATGCCTTTCATCAAGTTGTGTCTAGGGTAATTTAAAAGGATTGCAAAACTACCAAATAGTTGTACTCCCTCAGTAAATCCGCTATACACAGCTATCGTTTTCGCTATATCAAATGGAGTATCCATATTAAAATTTGTTAGATACTCATGCTTATCTGTCATAGCTTGTATGTTTAAGAACTCTTCATAGAATTCTTCACTCTTACCTAGTGTGTCTACTAATAAAGCGTATGCCTCCATATGTACTGCTTCCATACTTGCAAAAGCAGATAACATCATTCGTACCTCAGGCTGTTTAAAAGTAGGTAAATAATGATTAGCATATCCTCCAGCTACATCAACATCTGCCTGTGTGAAAAACAAAAAAAGATTATCTAATAATATTTTATCGTCTTCTGTAAGGTTTTCTTTATAATCCTTTACATCATCTTGTAAAGTAACTTCTTCAGGCATCCAATGCATTCGTTGTGCCATTTTATACGCTTCAAAAGCCCAAGGGTATTGAAAAGGTTTATAGAACGTTCTTTCATCTAATAAACTCATATCAACCCTCACACGCTAAACAATCAGATTGTTCAAAGATTATTTCTCTTTTTACTAAATCAGATACTACATCTGCTCTAGATATAGCTTCACTCCTTAAATAATAAAGAGTCTTTAAGTTTCTTGCCCATGCTAGCATATGTATATTATGTAAGCTACCCTTATCAATATCTGGTGGAAAAAACAAATTTAAACTTTGGGACTGACAAATGTACTCTTGTCTATGGGCTGCATGATCTATTAACCAAGATTGGTTTAATTCAACAGCAGTCTTAAATACATTCTTTTCCCACTCAGACAAAAAATCTAAGTGTTGTACACTTCCTTTGTTTGTTACTATAGTTCTCCAAGTTTCTTCGTCATTCTTATCGTAACCTTCTAAAGTTGTTTCCAAAAATTTATTTTTATGAAGATTGCTTCCAGACTTTGTTTTCTGATTAAAAGCATTAGCACGGAAAGGTTCTATACTAGGACTTGTGTTTCCACATATAATACTAGAACTTGCATTTGGAGCTATTGCTAAAAGATGTGCATTTCTTACTGATGCTGTATCATCATCTGGACAAGCTCCTTTTTCTTGTGCTAGTTTTCTTGTAGTAGTATCTGCTTGAGATTTAATATACGAGAACATTTTTAAATTTGCGCCCGTCGCTTGTGCACTCTCAAAAGGAATATTATTCTTTTGTAAGTACGCATGAAATCCCATTGCTCCTAAACCTAAACTTCTTTCCCGCATAGCAGAAAATTTTGCTCTATATAGTTGCTCTGGTGCTCTTTCGATAAAACTGGTTATAACATTATCTAACATTCTAATTAAATCAGGAATGAAAGCAGGGTGTTGACTCCAGTCGTCAAAATATTCTAAATTGACACTAGATAAACAACACACTGCAGTTCTTTCTTCGTCGGTGGCAAGCGTAATCTCAGAGCATAAATTGCTATGATTTACTTTAAGTCCTTTCTTCTTTTGGAAATCAGGTAGTTCTGCATCTACTGCATCACTAAACATTATATATGGTTCTCCTGTTTCCATTCTATTTTGTAATAGTTTTACCCATAGTGCTTTCGCTGAAACTGTTTTTTTGACTTGTTGAGTATGGGGGTCAATTAACTCCCAACTATCATCAATACCAATCTCTTTAGACGCTTTATAGATTAACTCCATAAAGGCGTCGTTAATACTAACACCATGATGTAAATTAATAGACTTACGGTTGCTATCACCGCCAGTGGGCTTTCTGACATCTAAAAATTCCTCAATTTCTGGGTGACTTATATCGAGATAGGCAGCGTAACTTCCTCTCCTAGTTATACCTTGAGAAAAAGCTAACATCTCTCTATCTACGACTCCTATAAAAGGTATTACACCTGTAGACTCAGAGCCTTTGGAAGTTTTAGTTCCTTGAGCACGTACTGCACTCCAGCCTCCGCCTATTCCTCCTCCAAAAGAAGAAAGAAAAGCATTTTCTACATAATGTTCGGTAATACCCTCACGACTATCATCTATGTAATTTAAGAAACAACTAATTGGAAGACCGCGTTCGGTACCTCCATTTG